GAGCTATACCATTATTATAACCTTGTTGAATTACTTGCATAGCAGCCTTATTTAATTGATCAATATTAGATTGAGTAATTAAATTATTATCAGTTGGATATGTTGCGTATTGTGGATACATCATTATCTCATACCATCCGGTTGTATATCAGCTCTAAATGTTCCAAATCTCCAGTTTTCATCTATCGTTGTATTTTCTATTTTTAAACTAGCAAATCTTGATCTAGCTCTTGTATCTATTTTTTCAGTTGTACTGTTTATAGTAAAAGGTCCTAAAGGGGAAGAGGTTGCAGTATCTGAAGGATATCTTCTTAATTTAATAGTTACTTGTGCATTACCCGTAAGCACTTTAAAATCAGGAATAAACCTTCTCATACTCATAAAGTATTGACCATCACCTTCTACAGCTAAATCAAAATCACCTGATTGAATATATGCTGGTATAGCTGTTTTAGAACCATTATAATCTACTTCATTATTTCCTATTTCGTGAGCATAATAGGTACTTGCTCCATTAATGTTAGTTGCTCCTTGGATTGTTGGGAAAGAAGGTACTCCTGTAGAATTCCATTTAGTTGCATAAGGATTGTCGTATAAACTAGCATCGTGCCAAGTTGTTCTTGATAATGTTCCTGTTGTCCAAGTATTTTCACTGTAATTGTAAGTAACTATCCTATCATTTTTTGTAGAACCGCTTTTAGGATAAAACCAAGAAATCTCTTCATATAGATTATTTATTCCAGCGTATATTTGTTCACCGCTGTTATAGTTAACACCTAAGTTATTTCCATTTGTTGTAAAGACAAAATCTTCTACTAAGCAAGGTACGTCTTTAACTGTTCCATCATAAACAAAGAAACCACCTGCTTGTCCCATCCACCAAACAGCACCATTAGCGTATTTAATGGCATGTTGACCAATAGCTCCACAATTAGAACCTACTTGTCGTATAGAAAAAGTAAAAGGTGTGCCTACGAATTGCATTACATAAGCTGCAGTATCAGTTAATATTAATATATAATCTTTAGCTTTAGCAGCTCCTACTATTTTAGTTCCTGAGTCTAATCTAAATGTTCCTGCTGTGTTTACAGATGTAGGTGCATATTCGTTAATATTTTCTTGATCAGAAAATCTAATAAACATTTTATCTTGTGATGCTTCATTACCAATAGTTGTTTCAGTTCCTAAAATAATTAAATGCCTATCTCTTTCAGAAACAATAGACATAACAGATCTTGTGGGAGCTCCACTAACTATACTTGCTCTAGTTGTTAAAGCACCTGTTGTTGCAGATATTGGATTCCATTCATATGTTTTACCATTTTTAATAGTAGCTATTAATTTTTGACCAAAGTGGTCTAAAGACCAAGAAGCAGGATCTAGTAATACAGAAGTTGTTGTAGAAGCTTGACCCCAAGCAATATAAAATTCTACCGTAGAGCCATCTGCATGAGCAGATCTTGTTCCCGCAACATCTCTAGTGATACCTGTTAAATCATTGCTTGATATACCTGTGTATGAAATAAATTCTGAACCAACTTTAATAGTTCCTGACGTAGGAAAGCCTGTTGTAGAAATTAAAGTGATAGACGTTCCTGATCCTCCAGTTCCGTTTGTGTCATCAAGCAAAGCCCCATCTAAAGTTCCTAAAATTCCTGAAGCTCCTCCAAAGGTAGACGTACCCCAACCATAACCGTAACTTTGATTTAGAGGCCCTGGTTTAATGTAAGGATTAATTGTTGCAGCTCCGCTTGCTGATGTATTTGCTGTTGCTGCGGTAGCCATTGTTACTGTAAAGCTATCAACATCAACTACAGTAACTACCTGAAAAGTATTTGTAGTAAAATCTGCAGCCGTATATCCAGCACCTGATGGTGGTGTAACGGAAGTAAATGTAAATAAATCTCCTACTTCTAAACCGTGTGCTGATTTATTAACTGTAACAGTTGCTGAAGTATCAACCGTATCAAAAGTAACACTTGTTAAAGCTGTTCCTAAAGGTGTTATGTCATAGAAAGCACCTTCGTAATATATGAATAAACCTTTATTAGTTCCTAATGCAGCATACTTTCTACCGTCTAAGTCAGCCCATATAAGCTGTTCTCTAACTGCACCTACTAAAGTTTTTGATGTAATCTGTTCCCAACCACCTATTTTTTCAGGTAAACCATACCTAAATCTAACAAAATCACCATCTGTCCATTGGCCTTCTGCCCCTGTTGCTGTGACTTGTTTATTGAAACCTGGTCGTATCTGTACATTTGTTAATGGCATGCCAAGATTATAGCATACTAGCCTGCCTTTTTCGACATTCCAATATCTATTATTTTATCTTCATTTATTTCCTTTAAGAAAAAAGGTTGTGTTAATCTAACTTCTTTCCAAGAATCTAAACCAGGTGCGTGCCAAATATTAGGATTAAATAAAATGCATCTATTTACCTTACTACCTATAATAAAAGTAGGTTCCATATCTGTATTATTTCTATAAAAATAAGTTCCATCTTTAATAGAATTAGTGTTAAAATAAATTAAACCAGCTAAGAAGCATTCTTGATCTTGATGTCTTTGAATACTAGCCCAAGATAAACTTTGTCTAACCTCTGATAATAAAGTCTTTCTAAAAAAAGTATGAATAATAAATGGTTTGTTTACAATTGGTTTTAGCTTCTTATAAAGAAATTTGTAAATTTCATTGTTGCTATCTAAAGGATCAGTCTCGTAAGTAGGATAACCTTGCAGCCTATGGTCTAGTTGTATGCCTTTAGGTTGATGAGTTGGTTTAAAAGTTAGCTTATCAACATCTTCTATAATTTTTTTAAGGAATATAGAATCATAAAAATCTTCTATGAGATTTATCATTTACCTTTAATTTCAGAAAATTCTGTTGTTTGTTCTTGTTTAATTTTTTCAGGAAATCTTAAATTCCATTCGTGTACTATTTTCATCAAAGTGTTTCCTAAATGTCTTAAAGACATTGCATCTAAACGAATTCTTTTTTTATCATTTAATGTATTAATCTCATTTTGCTCAAAAACTAAATCCGCTGATCCATCTTCATATTGTATTATTTTCATTTTTGCATCCTTGATTGTAATCCCCAATGTATTCTTTGATCTTTAAAATAACTTGCATTAGGTCCTTCGGCATTAACATAATGTAAAAAACTTTGCAAGTGCCAATCTCCTGTAAAAGGTTCTCTCCAATGCTCCACCTCACATCCGAAATATATTGCTGCATCTCCGTGTTCAAGCTCTACTTTTTGTCCATCCATAAAGATAGGCCATTTAGTTCCATCAGAAGCAATAGATACAGTAACACTAACTTCGCAGGAAGGTCTATCCGTATGTTTTGTTAATTCAGCATTGTAAGTATACATTCTCCAATAAGAATAAGTAGGTAATAACTTATAGCCTGTTTCTTTTTCCATAATTTCTCTTTTACCAATCATCAAAGCATCGGTTAAAGGATCACCATAGAAATAAGTGTCACAATTATTACTTTGTACTAAATCAAAATTATTAAAATTAATTCTATGTTTTATCCTGCCGTAATCGTTTAATAAATTAATTTCACTTTTATCAATGAAATTTTTTATTATTTTAAATTTAAAAGGTCTTTCTATAATGCCCATCCTACTACCGTATATCTTACGCCTTCCTCCACAGGTTTTACTGCGTGTGGATATAAAAAGTTACTTGGCCAAATAATTAATCTACCTGGTTTTGGTTCTACACAAAATTCATTTGTTGTTAAGTTGCCAGGATCTTTAAAACACAATTGACCACCTTTGTAATCATTATTAAGGAATAATATTAAACTTAAAGTTCTAGGAATAGCTCCACAATGATCAACATGAAATTTATAAAAACCCCCTTTTTCATATTTTAATAATCCTAAACTTGTAAGCCCTTCTTTTAAAGAAATATCAACAAAGTCATTTTTTTTAACATATTCATTTATGGATGCATTTAATCTGCTGCACAAATAGTTATTCCAATGAACATTAGTTAAGGATTTGCTTATTGTATGTAAAGGTAATGTATTAGTATTCCTAATTTCTTTATTTATAAAATCTTCTGTATTTTGAGAATCTTTTACAACTCCTGCATCGTAAAATTCATTATCTATCTTATTGCACCACTTAAGTAAGCTTGACAGTTGTATAGGTGCTATAACATTATCTAATACTGTAACATACTTTTTTAATTCCATGATATTTTATTCCATATTAAATTTTTATAAGAATGTAATAATTTCAAAGGCCATAATAAAATAGTTGATTTTTTATCTTTTTCAATATTCATTTTCCAACTTTCTTTTTTGAATGGTATGATTTGAACATAAGGCGTTCCTTTTTCAATTATAAAAGTTTTATCTTTATTTTTAATTTTATCTACGTCTACCACACAAGGAAAGTTAATTTCTTGATTAAAATTATCTGTATCTACTATACCCGGAATGATAGACCAAGGATAGTCGTGATTATTTAATGGAGGTACAAATAAACAACTATAACCAGGAGGAGTTTTAATTCTCCAAGGATTTAAGATTTTTAAAAAAGGTCTATTATGTTGTTTACCAACAGCTGGAGATCCTTCTAGTTGACGAGGTGGATGAGCTTGACCTTCTACACCTTGATTTAAATTATATAAAGGTTTAGTTGCACCATCAAGAAGTGAATTTTTAAAAGCCATTGATGGATTGCCTTTATCATCAAAGGTACCAAAATTATATTCCATATCTTGAGGAACCTTTAACAAATAACCTGTAGTTAAAGTTTCTAAAAAAGGAACACATCCTTTAACCGTTTGATTTTCCCTTGTATGTTTTAGTTTTTTAAACCATTCAGGAATATTTATTTTAATAGGTACTGGTTTATCAGTAATGGAAGATTTTACAAATTCTTCGTGAGCACTAAATGTAATGATATTTGCCATAAAAGACAAATAACATAATTATGGAATTTGTAAAGGATGATATACAGTTATACCTTGAGATTGCATATAAGCTTCCACAGTTTGTGATATTGGGAAAGTTATTGCTGACGAATCCACAGCATTTAAAGCTGTTTGATAAGCCACAATCTCATTGTACATTGCGTTCTTTTTATTTACTTCTTTGTATGTATTAATAATTACATTAATATTTTCTCTTTTTTGATCAAACTCTTCTTTAGTGTAACAAGCATTAACTGGTTCACCTGCTCTATCAATACCTGCAGCATAAACTTCAGTATCTTCTATTACACCTAAGTTAACTGTTTTACTTCCTGAAATAATTGCATTAGCTACTGCATCATCAATTACTTCAGCAGTATGATGTTCAGGATTGTAGTGTTGAGCCGCTTCGTGTGCGTCTGTTAAAACTAATTTAACATACTCATTATTGTGATTACATTTAATAATTTTAGCCATATTAACTTCCTAAAGATTCCATTATTACAATAACTCCTGGACCCGCTGGTGTTGGCGGAGCTCCAGTATTACCTCCCACACCGTAATATATTGGTGAAGGTGAAGTTTGTAAACCTAAAACTTGTTTAGCAAAATTTTGGTCCCAAATGTCTGTTGAACCTGGATTATAATTATAATCATGAAAAATGTTTGCATTTGTAGGCGATGTAACAGCTACGGTACCTGGATTTCCTGGAGGCCAATTTCCAGGTGAATTTCTACCATTCTCTCCAGCATTTCCTGCGTTAGCTTGACCAACTCCAGTTAAATTACTTGGGCCACCTACAGAATAAGGTGTACTAAAAGGAGCTGTAACTGCTCCTCCAAAATAACCCCATCCGCCATAGCCACCGTTTCCACCCCAAGAAGAAAAACCTCCTTGTTGGTTTCCAGCATTACCGCCACCTGCAACTATGAATGCACCAAGATATGCACTGCCGGGTTGTGCGGTAAAAGTTCCTGATGAAGGACCTTTATATGTTTGAGTAACTACTAGATCGGGAGTAGATCCTGCGCCTGAAGAGGCAGCAGTAATTCTTCCATCAGCATCTACAGTAATTGTAGCTGATGTGTATTCAGCAGCAGTAACTCCAGTTGAAATTAATTGGTCAGGACCAACAGAGTCTGTTGCTAATTTAGTTTGTGTAATTGTAGATTGAGCAATGTTATTTCCTGTAACAGCAGATGCTGCTAATTTTGCAGTAGTAACATTTGATTGTAAAATTTTAGCAGTAGTAACTGCGTTGTTAGAAATTTTTGCAGCAGTGATTGCATTGTCATCGATTTGAGCAGAAGCAATTGTTCCACCTAAAGTGTTTAGTGCAATTTCATTTAAGTTTGTACCGTCAGAATATGCAGCAACAATTTTAGCTTCACCTGCTGTGAAACCAGTTCCACTTACAGTTTTAATTGTTAAATTTGTAACTCCTGTAACTGCAGTTAAATCAAAAACATAAAATTTTTCTATTCCATCTGGAATTGTAACTGTTGTTGCACCTGTTAAAGTAACAGTTGCAATTTTAATAACCATGTTTCTTGCATTTGATAATGAAGCATCACTCATTACTAATGCAGTTGTAGTTGAATCTGTAATTGTTACAGCTTCATAACCTGCGATGGCTTGTTGAATTAAATTTAAATTTGAATTTGTTTTATCTCCCCACGTACCGGCATTTTCACCAGTTACCATGAGTTCTAGTTTAAGGTCTGTAGAATACGATGATGCCATCTATTTTTGCTCCTGTTTAATAAAAAAATATTATCATTTTTAAGCTGCTAAATCAACTGGTGTCCAAACATTATTTACACCAAGATCGATTTCCGCCCATGCAGTTATATTAGTAGTACCAATCGTAGCTGTCAAGCTAATGCCTGTTAAAGAAATATTAGCTGTTCCCACTACAGTTACAGAACCAATTCCGCTTGTTAATTGTTGTCCTGAAACACCAATTATTTGTTGAGGTATTTCTAAAGCATTACCAATAGCCGCAGACATAGACTGACCTGTGACTGGTTCATTAGTAGATTGTTCTAAAGAGATAGTACCTATATTTGAAGACATTCCAAACATAGTTACAGGCACTTCTTGGATTGTTCCTCCTACAGCATCCCCTTGAGTAATAGTTGCTGATACTCCTGTTAACTCTAAACTAGCTGTTCCTGTTTCAGTAGTAGTTCCTTGATTAGAAGATAATCCAGGTTCACCTACGAATACAAAAATATCCGCGTCAATTTGAATTGATTCTTGACCTTGGATTACTGTTAATATTTGTTGACTTGCAGCATCTGTTACAACATCTGTAAACGCTGTTACAGTTCCAATTCCTGAAGTTAACTGTTGACCTTCTGCTAAAGCAGAGTATGTGTCACCCCAAGCTCTGTTGCCCCATTTACCACGGCCCCAACCTGTTTCAATTTTAGCATCTACAGTTACTGCACCTGCAGCAGTAGAAGCTGACGATCCTGTTGTAGAAGTATTAGCATCGGCTGATACACCA